GTCTTACCAACCGGGCTGGGAAGATGGCGGACAAACATAGTAGAAAGCGAGCCCTGAATCATATATGTGATCAGGTGACTTAGTACCACGCCTATCCCCAAGTTCATTCAGCAGGTCCTCTCCAACACGCGAAAGTCCAGACTGCTAACGCCACGCAAGGCGACTTCGCTTCTGAACACGACGAAGGAAGGATCACAGCAAAGAGCGTATGCAGTTAGTGGCGGTGTATTCGCAGACTTAGTCCTTGATGCAACCGTCATCCACATAACATCTCCCCTGGTTTACCCTCCAAAGTAAATCGCGTGTGCCTCGAAAGTAGAGCTGAAGAGACTCCATGACACCCTTAAGTGTCACACCATGGGTCAGAGAGACCCATCCTTTTGAGCATCTCCTGGTCAGACACAAGAAGCCGATGGTCCCGATCGTCAAGCCTTGATGGACCAGAATCAGCCCACCAATCGGCAACCGGGAGACTCATGTCCCTCTCGATCTGAAGACCGCGGAAAAGAGGGTACAAGCCGGAAGTTCGTATTCGCTCAGGTTCCAAGGTCGTGGCGTCTTCGCCAGTTACGAACTCTCGGAACGAGAGACATTTCCGTACCTGCATGGGCTTAAGCTGAGAGAACTTAGGCCACCAGTGATGGAAGCGCGTATTGTAAACACTCGATTCTGCGTTCAAGACACGCAAGCTGCGGGCTGCGATTTGCTGAGGTTCGATGCGCCCTACTGACGATCCCCCCTTCATTTCCTCATCCTTCAGGGACAAACACCTATCCAACAAGTAGACAGATGAAGGACCCAAAGGAGCCCGAGGAAACTCGGGCTCAGACCAAGAAAACTGTTGAGGGATAGGGTGCTGCTCATCGACCGTAATTGTATGCAGGGGACATGTAGGAAAGGAGCTTCGTATTTTCCGAAGGCTCATATCTAAAGGGCTGAAGTGCTTAGGCACAGGTCTATGAGTCCTCCTTTCCGCATCAGAATAGAGCGCAGCCGCCTTCTGTAAAGCTATGCGTGTGTAGTCGGATTGCTCGTCAGGTACCCCCGGAAGTCCGACCCCTCCCAGCTCGAGTGGAATCCAGTAGTTCACACCCTTCGGCACCCATCGTAGAGATGGCTGATGATTCGCTAGGAAGATCTCGATTAAGCGATCACGCCTATCTTCGTTTCCTCGAAGCAAATCGTGTGCCAATGGTCCAAGCTCCGTCCAAACTGGATTCAAGTGTTTACCCGCGTCTAAACCCTTCCTCACTAGGTCAAGTGAGATGCAGGTATTATGGAAACCCTGGTATTCCATGTGGTCTGGTCTCCGCCAGTAAAGTTCAGAATTCATTATGGCGAAGAACGGGGAGCGATAGTTCTTCCCTAGTGATCGGCGCAGACCACACGACCGCATAACCGCAACCCACGTATCGTACGAATCACAATCTCGTAGAGGGAAGACGATGTCATCGCCGTTAACCCTGATCGGATTGGTCATTGTGTTCGTTGGGACGTAGTTAAGGGCTACGCATGTTCCACAGTAATTGATGATATTGAGTATGGGGAAGCTCATCGGTGATCCCATCAATTGACCCCATCGTTGTGGAACGGTCTCATATGCACCACTCCCAACTTGATACCGTAGCTGATGATGAGTCAGCATAAGCGAACCAACGCTCATCCAGAAGGGGCTATCAGAAAGAAAGCCCTGATCCTCCTCGCCCAGCTGGAGCCGCACCGTTTTAGCAATGCGTCTCCAAGTGTACTCAGAGAGTTCCGGATCGATGTGATTCGTAGAGGCTTCGTAATCACCGGATACGATACTTCGGAAGTCGGAGCGGCACAGGAAATCCAGGTCCCCGAACCTGATTGGATGACCCACAAACTGGAAGACTGGATTAGCTTTGAGGGGTCCAATCATCATCTGTTGAAGACTTTGTGATAGTAGCGTCAGGAAGGGGTTCTCTTTAGTAATCACTCGAGTTTTCCCCGGTTCCTTTATTCCTATAGGCGTAGCCACATTCTTATCAGGATCCTCAACAATGTGGTTAGCGTTACGCATGATAAACTCGTTCCAGCGATCCATCCGCCCCAACTTGGAGTAGATAGGCTCCTGTCCCGAGTACCCGCATAACTCAGGACTCTCAAGAAAACTATTCCGAGACTCCAAAAGATTGAAG